CCAGTGTAGCTTGTCCAGATGTCGATACAGTTGTAAAACTACCAGCAGCAGCACTAGAAGCACCAATAGTAGTACCATCAATAGCACCTCCGTTGATGTCTACAGATGCTAGAGTAGCTAGACCAGTTGATTGTAGTGTAGTGAACTTACCTGTAGTATGGCTAGTAGCACCGATAGTAGCACCGTCAATTGTACCACCGTTAATGTCAGCAGTGGCAGCAGTCAGACTTGTATTAGCTGTAAGAGTTGTGAATGTACCAGCGGCAGGTGTAGCAGCACCAATAGTGGTATTGTCAATAGCACCTGAGTCTAAGTCAGCAGACGTGATGTTAGCTGTGCCTAGTGTAGTTACACCAGTAACACCTAGAGTACCACCGACTGTAGTGTTACCAGTTACACCAAGTGTACCACCAACAGTAGCATTACCAGATGCATCCATTGTAGTGAAGTCAGCTGCAGCAGGGGTAGTGCCGCCAATAACAGTATTATCAATAGTACCGCCAAGGATAGTTACAGAACCAATCTCACCAATACCATCTACATATAAGTTCTTAAACTTTAGTCCTGATGTACCAAGGTCAACATCGTTATCCGTTACAGGAACAATAGCACCGTCTTGAATACGTACCTGCTCAACTGCAGCACCAGAGACTTCAGAGTAAAAACTAATACGGTTATTTGATGTGTCTACTACTACTTTGTTGAGAGCATCGACATCAGCAATCAGAGGTACGTAAGCACCTTCTGTAGAACTACCATCGTGTTTATGTCCTCCTGAGAAAGCAAAGGCATCCCGTATCGCATTATATTCTGCGTTTACTGGTGCAGCTTTGATAACCGCATTAGCGATAATGTCAGCTACGGACTGTCTTGAATAACCTGCCATTTTATAACCTGTCTCCTACCCCAAATGTAACCACTAGACCTTGAATACTATGTGACGCATTGGAATCGTTAGTTACGAATTTAAATGATGCTGACTTACCTGAACCTGATATGTTTGTACGTTTAACAGGAGCAGGGTTACCATCAAAGATTGCTGTGCTATCATACAAAGCTTCATTATAATAAGCAGCAGCACCTTCTGTTGTTAATGTGAAGTTTGTAGGGCTTAATGTGTCAACATCTTCATAGTCATACAAAACTGACATAACAATCTCGTTATCACCCTCAGCCCGTAGATATGTAGCTACAGTGTAAAAGATTTTACGTTGCTCTGGGTCTTGCATATGAAAGAACGGTGTTTGAAAAACACTAAAGATGTCATCTCCATCAAAGTCATTGCCACGTTCTTGCCTATGAACTTTACCTGCGGAATCACCGTGTATAATAAATTCGTTTTGTCCTATATAACCACTGTCAGCACAAGTAGCTGTAATACCTAGCATCTGGCTATATTCAAACTGTAGTCCGTTAGGTGTCTGTCTAAACCCACCAATAATACCTTGAGAGTCTGCTGCACCAAAGAAATAACGGAACTGTGTTTTCTGCCTAATGACTACTGCGTTAAGACTTTCTAGGTCAATATCAAACACAATGTCAGTAAAGATAGACTGAATGTCTTTTGATACTGTCTCTAGGTTAACGTCACCAATCTTATCTGTACCACTGATAGGACGTAGACCATCTTGTGATAAAAAGAGTAGGTCACCACCTATCTCAATTACACTATCTGAAGCCATACACCCTAGATCATCTGTAACTTCTTGTAGTACAAAGTTAGAGATGTTATCGCCAACAAGCTTACGGATATTGTTAGTACCAAAGATATACAACACATCACGGAAAGATTTGATAGCTACAACAGGAAAGCCTACGTTAATAACACCAGCACCATCAGCAGGAGCAAAGCTAGTCTCATCGTAAGGTGCACTAAAATAAAGATTCGTGTTCTCACTAGGATCACCTGCTAAGAACATATGGTTTTTATATACGTGTGAGAACTTAGGTGCGCTGGGTGCATCTGCGTGTGTAATCTGAGTATAAGTTGTACCATCATATGTAGCTGCAGGGTTGATAGCATCAGTAAGAAGTATCTTAGAACTACCCCAGTTGTACTTAGTAAAACGTACCTTTGTCACACCAGTCATTGTAGGTGAACCAGAAGTAGTTACTGCAACCCAAGCTTCAGTAGCTGTATCCCAGTAATGTAAATAGTTAGAACCACTAGAAGGTGTACGGCAAGCTAGAATGCCATCGTTAATACCATTAGCTACACATACACCTAAGACATTACCTGTACCTGATACTGTACCGTAGTCGTTACTAAAGCCATTGATCTTTCTGTAACCACCAGTAACAGCAGGCTCATAGTTAATCAAAGAGATAGCTGAACCAGGCTGAGTCTCACCTTGTGATAACACATCACGACTAGTGTTAAGACCGCCTTGGCAGAATACTTTAAATGAGGCTAGATTGTCAGCCATTAGACACCGCCATTAAAAGAGCTTGTTCTTGACCGTGAAACTACAGTAGAGCGCACAGACAGCGGATCATCCATCAATACTCGACGCATAGACTTAATACCGTCTTCAAAGTTCTTTTGATGCATAGCGGCACTTTGTTCGTTACTACGGAAGCGCATCATAAACATCATTGCACCATCAACAACTACATGCTTGAAGCGATCAGGTATAATACACACATCATCATACAAGCTTAGATCTGCAGGGTAAGACCAGTAAGTGTACTCGATTTCATACGCAGCATTAGGTGTAGGTGTAACACCAAAAGACTCACCTAGAGTTTGATAAATACGTACAGGAGCACCATCGCCGTTTACTGTGTCACCTTCATCGTCAGCTGCACGGAAGCTTTGAATGTATTCCTCATAAGACATAGCTCTCAAGTTCATTGGGCTATTGCCTACAGAGCTTAACTTCTTAAGATAGAATGTGTCCCAGTCTGCACTTGAGTAGTCTGAGGGAAAGCTATACTCACGTGTACCTACTGTAAGAGTCTGTGTATATGTAGTTTTAAGGAAAGGCCATTCTTGACCGTCCTGCAGAATAAGTCTAACGCTACTGTTTACTGCATCCTTAGCTAGTGCTTGAACGTTACGCACTGAGTCAAAGCCATCACCAGCAATGTCAAGTGTGACCTCGTTAAGTCTACGCAGTAGCTCATTTACTAGTGAAATGTAAGTAGCCATAGAGTTATCCTACTATTAGAAGTACTATAGGGCCAGCATGTAGCCAGCCCTACAGATTGTGTCACTTACTACGCAGCGTTGTAACGTGTTGTGATAAGCGCTTCTGGGCGTAGAATCTTACGTCCATACAAGTGCATACCACGAACGATGTCTGCGAATGAATCAGGGTCACGGTAGTTCTCAACTTTGTTGATCTGTTCCGCTGAAGCTACTGCTTCTTCCTGACCTGCAACGATAACACCGTAGTTGTCGTTCTGTGCTGTAGTACCAGAAGTACCTGCGCCAGTGCCTTTTGCTGGTAGGTTGTTTGAAACATAAACACGGAAGCCGTGTAGGTTGTTCATAACCAAACCATTCATCAAGCCTGATCCACCGAAGTCTGCATTTAGAAGACGTGAATCTTCATCTTTTAGCATTTCAATGAATACTGGGTCAACAACGATCCAACGTCCACGTGAGTCAACATTCTCTGTGTCCATCTTACGAGCCATACGAGCTACGACTGTTAGAGGAGATACAGTTGTTGCTGACAATGCAGTTGCGCCTGGTAGACGTGGTGCTAGAGGAACTGAGTCACCTGCTGTCGCTGTAGCAGAGATAGTCAAGTTTGAGAAATCAGTTGCATCTAGGTGGTTCGCTGTTAGGAACTCGCCTGTTAGGTTAGCTGGAGTGTCGTGCTGTGCATCACCAGATGTTGCAGTTGAATACTCACCTGCTGATGTGTGGCCTGACAAGTACTGCATCACGTCTGTGTCCATAGCGTCTGCCATTTTATAAGCAGCACGGTCAGCAGCAAGTGATACATAATCAACGTTTGCGAACTGATCTTCGATGTCATCCATTTTGAATGCGAAGTAGTTAGCTTTGTCGATTGTCAGTGAGAAGTCTTCGTTTGCAAGCTTCTCTACAGAAATACCTGTGTGACGCTCTAGTGCGTTAACAGTTACATCTGGCTCTTTTTGAATGCGAACCACATCACCTTGGTTGGCGATCTCACCGAAGTAAGAGTTGTTTGTGATTGCGTTTGTGACAGCAGATTTACGTAGAGCAATCTGTGCCTGTTTGGAGTAGATAATAGGAGACCAGTTGGTTCCTGTAAATCCACCCGATGCGGAAGTAATAGCCATAGTTAATTCTCCTTATAGATATGGCGTGATATTGTTACACTACATATCCACTAAAGAGGCCATTCATTCTAGGGTAGTCAGCGTAGCTCAATCAGATTGGCCTATCTTTTTAGAGCGCTGGGCCTATATGTTTGGGTAGTTCTTTGTGTGGCTAGTGCTAATTAAAGCATACACACTGTTTTTTGTGTATATACTATAGTTTTACTTATGTGAACAAGAATGTCAAGCATTACTTTGTCATATCATAAATAAATTTACCTGAGCGTTGCGCATCAAGGATTTCCTCTTGGCGCTTCTCATATTCTTTGATAGACATCTTAGCTACCTGTGATTCACGTAAGTAGTTCGATGCATCATCTTGTTGAACTTGTGTGTTACGTTTAGTACGAACTGAAGATGCAGCATCCTTGTCGTTATTCACAGGACGAGAGTCTTTGATGCCTTTATCTACTTTATACATATCAATAACACGTCCGACTGACTTTGCGTCTTCTGCGTTCTCATATAAAGCATCTTGAATTACTTTCGGCTGTGACTCTGCCCACGTATGGAAAGCATCATCAGCACGAATCTCTTCAAAGTCTGGGTGCATCTGTAGTAGCTCTGCTTCTGCACGTTGACGTTTAGCGTCTACACGTAGCTCTTCGATTTCCTTCAAACGCTTATCAATATCTGATGCACGTTCTTCAGCTTTACGATCAGCGATAGCTTCTACGATACCAGCTACGTCAGGGTACTTACTTGCCCAAGCTTCGATCTCTTCAGTAGTCTTAGGTAGTACCAACTCGTTCTTAGTAGCTTTGTCTAGTTGAGACTGTAGCTTCTCAAACTTAACTTTCCACTCTTGTTCTTTCTCTTGAACGTGACGACGAAGATCACCATAGCGCTTCTTGAAGTTCTTCTCTTCTGCGCTTAGCTCAGCATCATCTCCTTCTTGGGATGCTTCAGCTTTGCTTGCTTCTTCTTGTTTGGTACTACTCTCTGCCTGTACTGGTTCTGAGACAGGCTCTTCGCTACGGGGTTCAGCTTCAGTAGTTTGTTTTTCTTCGGGCGGTTCATCTTCTTTAGCCATCCCAGCTTGTTTCATTAGTTCTTGTAACTCTTGTTCGTCACGACTAATACGTGCAGCGTTACGTTGATGTGCAGGTGAGTTCACCTCTAGTTGTTCTACTTCAGCCATTGTATTCTCCTTATGTTGGGGCCAGCTTCATGCGCTGGGTGGCCTTATTGTTATATGGATTGAGAGTTGTTATGTGTACATCCAGCCTAAGCCAGCAGCGTTTGCTTCGTCAACGGCTTTTTGCATTTCTGGTGGAAGAGCAGAACCTGCTTTACGATAAGCTGTAACCAAATCTTTAGGCGCTACTGCTCTAGCTTGTGAAGCAATAGCATTCAAACGAGCTTGTTCACTTCTGCTTGCACCAATACCTCTCGCTTTTACTGCCTCTAGAGCAGCGTTCTTTGGTTCTTCTTCTACCGCTGGTGCTTCAGCTGTTTCAGTTTCTTCAGGTGCTTTATATTCTTGATCACGGCGGTCACCTGCCCAAGAACGTTTGAGAGTTAATAGGTTACCTTCATCATCTTTAGCTTGAATACCCGACTGACCATCAAATCCTAATAGATCACCTAACCAAGTGTCACCAAAGTCTCTGCCTTTTTTGTTACCTTCAACTTGATCGCTAAAGTCTCTCAAGCCACCATACAAGGTAGCCTCGCCACCAAAGATACTACCTCTACGCTCAAGATCTGTTTTAATACCTTCAGACTCCATACGCTCAACAATATCATTATAACGTGCTACTGCACCTGTGTTAACTAAGGCAGATACAGGAGCACCAATAGCACCTGCTAGACCTGCTGCTATGTTAGCCATTGTAGATAGACCTCTAGCTGTCTTCTCTAAGTCTTCACTCTTAATTTTTGATACTTCAATAGGGGCAGGAGCAAGTGCCTGTGATTGCTGTCCAATGTCATCTAAGCGTCTGGAATAACCGCTTTCACCAGAGGTCACTGCTGGAGCAACACTTGGTGCCACACCTGAAGAAGGTGCACCCACTGTTGTAGCTGTAGTTGTAGCTACTGGTGTTTGTGTGTAGCCTTGCTGTATAAGAGTGTCATACTCAGTTTGTTGTGCTGGTAAGCTCAGTGTACGTACTTCTCCGTTAGGCCCATACAGAGTCACAACTGTGATACCTGGAGTAGGAGCCGTTGTTTGCGCTAAGAAGCCAGGAGCAAAAGACATTCCTGTAGCTTGTGTAAACTGAGGAGCGTTAGGATCTACAGTACCGCCTTCAGCGTAACCTACAGTATTGCCTACAGCTTGAGGAGCAGGCTGCAAGTAAGGGTCAGCTTGAACAGAACCGCCCATAGCCATACCCGTTACTTGCTCTAATGCGGCGACTTCTTCAGGGGTTAAGTCACCGACATCTCCTTCAGACATTTCGACAGGCTCACCACCGATACGTCCGTTAGCTTCCATCTCCATCATACCACGTTTAGCTTCCTCACGCAAGTCCTCAAAGAACTTAACACCGTAGAAGCGTACTACATCAGCAGGTACAACGTATTCACCTTCACTCAGTTGCGCTGGGATATCGTCACGCACTTCTTCAGCTAATGACCCAGGAGGTACTTCGTTTCCGCTTACAGGATCTACAGTAGCCCCATCATCAGTGAGACCACCTTCCTCCATCATAAACGCCATTTCCATCTGCTTAGCTGTGTCCATTAACTTCTTCCCTCATAAGTTTTAGTCTACGTAGTGCAGCTATCTCACCTTGTATGCGATACATTGCCTCTGCGTCATTGCTTTGCTCTATACGGATATGTGCTGCACCAATCTTACTATCTAGGTACTCTACATAAGCATCCCATAGAGGCTTGTCGTTTGTTATCTTCTTTAGTGTGCCTAAGCTCATTTAGTTGGTCTCTCTACTAATCCACCTTTATTGAAGCGTAGTTTAATCTTTGCTGGATCAATAGTCAAGTTAGAAATGTCTAGGAGTATGCCTTGTTGCTCTTCAAAGGACTCACCTGAAGAGTCAGCACGATACTTAAGTGTTTTCTTGCCTAACTCTACTTGATTGCCTAACTCTGCTTTTAGCTGTTTAAGTACCTTGTTATAAGCAGCTACATACGTATTATGAAAAGCAGAACCTTTTGCTATACGTTTATCTACATCAGATTTTAAAAAACGTTTCTCAGCCAATTTTTTAACAGGAGGCAGTACAATCTCATTAATGTTTCTTGATTTAGCGTCAGATATAATACCAGTTAAAGTAAGTCTAATTGCATCAGTAAGCTTTTGTATAGGTATTGACTTTTTGTCTGTAGCGACCTCTAACTTACCTAAGTAGTTTTCTACTTCTGCGTACATATCAGTAGCAAAGCCGCCTATCTCATACTCATATGTACTACTATAATTTAGATCTACTTCCTTAGACAGTATCTTCTCAACAACTCTTGTTATGCCGCCATTGTATCCTGTATATGTTGTTACAGGGTCTAGCCCTACTTTCTCAACACCTTTTTTAAACAGGTCTCTACGCTCTTCTAGCGTTATGTTTTTATCTCGTCTAGCAGGAATAACTACATCGTATATATATGTCTTAATATCCTTCAGTGCTTTATCTGGATACCCGCTTCCTTCTGTTTCAATAAAAGATTCAGCATCACGGAAGTGCTCTTTTAACATCTCATCTAGTACAGCTTTTTCTTTCTTTTCAAAAGAAGGTAAATCGTCAACAATATTCTGTAAAGGGTCAGACTGAAGCTCTTCTATTAGAATGTATTTATTTTGTCCTGGTTTATCAGGGAGAGACTCGCCCTTACGAATGCTATAACGACTATGTGCTAAATTAGAAGAACCAAAGTGTGTCATCAAACCTAAATCATCTTCAGACTCAATGCTTAGTTCTACATAATCAAACTCTGGATCAACTAGATCACTTTGCCGTTGCTGTAAGCGGTATGTATCCCCCTTCTTGATTGCTTTTATAGGCATTTCATCACCTATTAAAAACTTAACGTCATCAGAACGATACTTCTCACTTGGGACCAAAGCACCGCTTAAGCCCCGATATTCCATCTCACCTTGTGTGACTTTAGGTGCACGTTTACGTACAAACGCTTCGATGTTCTCACCACGTGTACCTTCTTTACCGATAGGCGCTTCGTCAATAGCACTCTCTAGTGGACTATAGAACCGTGCCACTGTAGGGTCACTAGGATCAGCTACATCCGTCAGTACCTCTTCTGTTTGTTTAAACATAGGGTTGTACTTGGGGTTGTCAGTGATGCCAAGCGCTGAGCTTAGCTCTTTAGCTATCATACGAGAGATACCTGACATTAGCCTACGTTCCCACTAAATCCTTGTTCGCCTGGTTGTGGTGCTGTACCTGTACCCATCTGCCCACCACCTGAGCCAGTTGTGTCTTGTACTTGTGCACCTGCTGGAGCTTGACCTTCAGGAGCAGGCGCTGGGCCTGGTTGAGGTGGCTGTTGTGGTGCGAACTTCTTGAATAACTCAGCTTGGATAGCTGCGTCTTGCATAGAGTTAGTCACCTTGTCTGGGTCTAGGTCCATACTCTTAGCGATCTCACGAATGATATAGTCCATCTTAGCGAAAGGTGCAAGCATCGGGTTAGACGCTACTTGTAAGAACTGCATTAGGCGCTGGGAGCGTACCTCGTTAGACATCAAGCTCTCTGTACCTGATGCTTTGACTTCTAAGTCACCCTTGATCGACTCATCAAAGTCAAACTGCATGTTGAAGCTAAAGAATGCTTTACCTAGAGGCCCAAGCAAGTAGTCGTCTACATTTTTAACTACTGAACGGATAGAGCCGTTGGCAGCAGACATAAGCATAGAAATACCAGAGGCAGTACGACCAACTCCCGATACGCCTGTCTGACCATGTGCGAAGGAAGGGAAACCAGTTGATTCATCAGCTAAGACCCTAGCTTTGTCAAATAGTTGCATATTCTCTTGGGCAACGTTGGGGAACTTTGTACCGAAGAGGGCTTGTCCAGGTGCACCACCTTGTCGCCTAAACACCTTCCCTGGGTACACTGACATATCTTGTCCTGGCACCAAGTTGGTTTCGTCCACTTCGATGATAAGGTTGCCAGATAAAGCAGCATTGTCGATAGCCATCCGCATAAAGCCATTCATTAATGTCTGTGTATCGTCCATGTTCTCTGCGATACCGACACCAAAGAACGAGTAGGGGTTATGTTCGTAAGGTGTTGCGTAGTAAGGAATACGTGCAGGCTTGAATGGGTTTAGTACCATACGTAGTACTTCACCGTTACAGATCCAGATGTTACAGCTGATCTCAACTAGATCTTTAAACTCTTTAGGGATCTTAACGCCGTTATCTTCTAGGATATCTATATCTACAAAACCCCAGAACTCTAACACTTCCCAGCGCTCTGACTCAGATAGTGTGTCGTCGTCTTCCATCTTCATTTCCCAGTGCTTACGTACATAGTCTGGGCTTTGAGCGATAGCTGTTTCGATAGCTTCGTCACGGAAGTAAGGACGACCTTTTAGTGCACGAAGCTGGTTACGTGACATCTTGTGACGTTCAACTACATACTCTGCGTCATCCATTGATGTAGCTTCTGGGTCAGGATAAAAGTTCCAAACTGAGACATTGTTACACTCAGGTACAGTCTTAACTAGAGGTTCATACTCACCGCTTTCATTCCAGTTAGGGTACTCTTTATCTACAGCGAATGGTCCTTTCATTACGCCTGTACCAAGTAGTGCCATCTCGAAAGCCATAGAGCGTAGATGCTTAGATGCGCCACTCTCTTGTAGCTGATCGTGGATCTTCTTTTCCATCTTCTTAGCTGCAACAAGCGCTGGGTGGAAAGACACTGTAGTAGGAGTAGTACCGTCACCCTCAATAACCTTGTCAGCTACAGGAGCTAACTTGTTACGCATACCAGCAAGACGCTCTTGTAAGTCAATGATAGTCTCTCCTGGACGTAGCTTACCATCATCACCTAGTAGCGGAGTAGGCGCAGCAACTTGTTCTGTTACTTGACGAGCTTCATCACCAGCTTGTTCTGCATTAGGATCTACATTGATGTGTACAGCATCAGCTACACCATCAGGTAACACTGTAGGATCTACAGACAGAGGGAACTTATTGTTACCGAATAGTACATCTACGATCTGACCATACGCAGCAAGAGTCTTAGTCTTAGTAACCTTAACAAATACACGAGACTTCTCTGTGTCTGTGAACTGTACGTCTGGACCATACAAGCCACGATAGTTACGATAGGCACGTAGCCAACGCTCTTCGTCTACTTGTCGTGCGTCCTCTGCACGTTTATAACGCTCGTTAACATACGTTACTACGCTACTGACAGACTCGAAGAGTTTATCACTGCCATCTTCTGCAGCAACTACTTCGTCTGTGTCAAAGTTTAGATCATCAATGTCTGCCATATTTTAGTACCCGAATGTTGAGTCTGAAGCTTGAAAACCAGTACGACCACTTTTAGCTGGATCGTAATCCCATATAGAACTGCGTGGTCTTGTCATAATACCATAACGCAAAGCATCAT